TATTTTATTTCCAAATAAATCTATCATACTATAATTAATTAATTGCCCACACACAAAAAAATGAAAAAGAAAACAGACACATAACAGCAGATTGCCAAAAGTGGCGATGTAGTGCTAAAATAAAGGGTAGTGCTTCTAATTATCATTTGTGCTATGTTCAAAATTTGTTCTTCGATTTCGCCACCTTCGCCAATCTGCAAACCGTTATACGCTAATGATTATCAGCAAATCCATCACTCGACTTTAAATTCATCCTCCAAATAGCCAAATCTTTCAAGCATTGAATTTTGGTTGAAGTCTGGTTTAGTTTCTTCTTTGTATGGGTTAGTTGGTTCATCTGGTATTTTGTCTCCTAATGGCGTTGAAGCATATGCGTCAAGAAAACTACTCCAATCTAATATTTCTTCATCCCACGCATCTGCTTTGGCTTGTTTTAGTTCGGATTGTAGCTTGGTGATTTCTGATTGTAGCTGATTGCACCTCCATTGGTTATTTTCTGCTTTCTCTTTCCAAAATGAAACATGAGCCTCTACCCTTTCTTCTTTTGTAACCTCCACCCACTCACGAGGGTTATCTATGCCTGATAAGCCTAGATAGGTTAGTAATTCTTTACAACCCCTAGTGAAAGCTACTTTTTTAGCCATTGATTTATTGGATTCAGTATTAGTTATGCCTTTTTGCTTTGGGTAACATTTATTTCTATTTTCCTCAATCCATTGCTCTATTGGTGTTTTATTTTCCATTTAATGCTTGTTTTGCTTTATCTCTTAATATATCTACAAAATCCCACATAGATAATTCTAATGGCTTAAAAGTATTGCCTATCTCTTTTAAAACATTTTTCATCCTTTCGTTTTCGGTCTCTAACAACCTATTCTTAGCCACATAGTCAAACATTAAAGTAGTTGATTCAGCTTTAAGCCATACTTTTAGTTCTTCTATTTGTTCGGTGGTAAGGTCTTTTAACGCGTCCACACACATTTTAGCTCTGTATTCTGATTTCATTTTACTTACCTCCTTTAATCGCTGCTTTAAATCCTTCTACAAACCAACCAGCTTCAACACGATATGCACCGCTATCATTAGCAATTTTCTCAATTTCTTCATCTGTTAATAGTATTGATTCACTTTCAAAATGCTTGTGAAAATCTGCCCTTAACTTTTCTTTGCCTACTTTTTTAAGCACACTTTCGCGAATAGTCATTGTTATTCCTACGCGCTTATCTTCTTTTGGTTGGCCTCCTGGTTTTCTTTTCATTTTTATTTTTTTAGCAGGGGTGTACGGAATCGAACCATATTCTATTGCATTGTCAAAGCTAGCCACAAAAGCAATTGTTTTACCATATAAACTACTCCCCATTTAGAGGGTAATATTTCAACCCTCACCCCCGCATATTGTTACCAGCAGGTATCGGTATTTTGTTTAAATTAAAATTTCATAACAACCTCCTTCAATTAATTGTGAATAATGTGTTTTTATGTTTTAAATCCTAAACGGTAAACAAAGATATAAACCTTTTTAATATAATTACTATAATAATTTAACTACCTAACAAACTAACTGATTTTGTGCGTGTTATTTTTCAAGTCTGGCATATTTTTAACAAATTCATTCATTAATTCAGGGGTTTGGATAACCTTTTCGAGTTAGTAAAAGCTAAATTTAACTGCATTTTTACAAGCATCGTTAAAAATATTGTAATCATTAAACCCATCTTTACCGCTTCCAAGTTCATAGGAACTACTCCAATAATTACCAAACTTAGCCTTAACTAGATTAACAAAAGGAACAACATTCAATCGGTCATGCCTAGCATAAAGTAAAGTTGTGTTTAAATTTGGTACGTCAACAAGCAATAATAGCCAATTATTTGTTTTACTAAATCGGTCAAAAGTCTGTTTATTTTTCTGCACTTCCTCCCAATTTGGTTTAACTTCACAATATAGATTATACTGAGGTAAATAGAAATCTGGCAAATAATATTCATTAAACTCAAGATTAAAACCCTCAAACTCGTATCTATAAACTATCTTTAATTCATCAAAAAATACAGCCCATCGAGCCTCTAAACGTGATCTAAATTTAATTCCGTTGTATGTAGTTGGTATTGTTTTTATCATTTAAAAAGGTATTGTTTGTGGAAGAATATCGTCATTCGATTGTTTAGTATTAAGTACTATCCCGTTTAAAGTTTCTCTAATGTATGGCATACGGTCTAATGTATCGGTGTAATACCTTCTACTTATTGGATCATAATTTAATTCCACTTGGCCAGTCTTACCCCAATGCTCAAACTTTACCTTTTGCACGTTTAAAAGCGTCTTATTATTGGTGAAATCTCGGTAAATACTTAAACCAGAATCGGCCTTATTATAAAAGTTTGCACTTCCTGAAATATCGTAAAGAGTAGGAATCTCATATTGTAGGCCGTCTTTTTCTTTTCGCATCTTGGTTGGGTGGGCGACTAAAAAGCAATGCACTTGGTGAAGTTCGCAAAACACCGCAATTTTATCTAACACCCTACCTATGTAAGTAGTTGAATCTTCTAAGTGTTCTAATTTATTCCAGGCATCAATAACAAAAAATTTAATTCCTTTCCTACGTTTTAACTGCAAAACACTTGAAAGTATAGAATCAATAGTGTAGTCTTTTTCGGGCTTAATAAACCAAAACAACTCATCTAAAAACTCCTTAACCATTTCTAGTTCGGCCTTTGTCATTCTTCCGTACCCATCCCAAGACTTACCGATTAAAATTTGTGCTATCTTGCTAAAATGTAGTTTTGTTGGTTTATTTTCTGGAGAATAAAAAGCACCCGCCCAAGCTTCATTCACTAATAATCTAGTCAAAATAAAGTCTAAAAGCGTGGTTTTACCATGACTAGGTATTCCAGTAAATACAGATATATACCCCTCATGAAAACTTAATAACTCATCAATTCCATCAATTCCAGTCTTAGCCCCTTTTGGTAATCCGTTTAAATAAAAGTCATCAATCTCATCTGAAAAATCCGAAATTGTAAAACTACCCTCTAAAGGAAATTGAATCGGATTAAGCGCAAAGTTTAAAGTTTTCTCGGCTCCGTACTTTTGTAAGCTTTCGTTTGCATCCTTACAATCGCCAAAAACTATAAAATCGCAATTCTCAATTCCAAATCTTTCTGCAAGGTCGTGTCTAAGTTTACGCCCTGCCATATCGTTATCGGTGCAAAGGTGAAATTTTTTTATTTCTCCTAAGTCTTTTAAGCAGTTTTCAAGGTAAATTAAATTGTTATTACCAAGTTGCGCACCATTAGGAACCGAAATAACATTAATTAGCCCTATTTGGTGAAGTGTAATGCAATCAAATTCCCCTTCACATATATACACCTCACTTTGATTTTTTAACGCGTTTAAATTAAAAAAAATCAATTCAGCATCTTTTACAAGTTTAAAGTTCTTTTCTGCATCCCTAAACTTTGTGTTGATTAATTGCTCATCTCGGAAGTAATTAAACCCGATTGTATTAACCTCTGCACTTTTTTGAGGCATCCATTCCTTTTGAGAAGTTATTTTAAAGTGGTTTAAAGTCGCTTGACTTATTCCTCTCTTCTCAAACCATGCCAACTCTTTTTCATTTAAGTTGGTTTTATTGGTAAATATCGGGCGGAAGTATTCTTTTTTTACTTCCTCCTTTATTCCACCATCCCATGCGCAATGATGGCAATGCCAAACTTTTTTATCTAAGTTTACCGACAAACATTTGTCTTTTTTCTTTTTCCTAGTGTGCGAGCATTGGGGGCAAGTAGTAACAACTTCGCCACTTACCCTACTTGATTTTATTTCAATTCCGTAATCTTCGTATGTCATAATGGATAACTTCTTTGTTTGCTTCTTAAATATTTTTTCAACCAAAACATTAGGCTAGGGATGTCATTATATTGAGGTTGGTCAGAAACATTAAACTTTTGCATTATACCATCAACAATAATTTGTTGCAATTCGCCTAAAGTTAATTTAGGGTATTCCTTTTGAATTAGTGCGCTTGCCGTTAATACTTGCTCTGGTGAACTATCGTTATTTCTAATTGAATTTAACATAGTTAACGCTTGCGCTATTTCAACTGTTGTTGAGGAAACTAAGTGCTTGCTGTTGTCCAATTTCACTAAGTTGGTCTGATTTTGATTTGTTTGTAATTGTTTCATTATTCCAAGATTTATTATTTAAAAATGTACAAGGGTCTTTTCTGTATTTCTTTTCTGGTGTTGATTGAATGTATTCTGGCAAAAATTCCATAATCCTTTCTTTTGTTGATTGGTTTAATAAATGCCATTTTGATTGAGCCTTTTCTTTATCCACCTTTTTATCATATAAATTCCAAAAATCTAAAAAAGACGGATATATGATAATTTCATCTTCTATTTCTTTTTCTTCTTCTATTTCATATTCATCTTTCCGAACCATTCCCAAATGGTTTGAAAGGGTTTCAAAGGCTTCCAAAGGCTTTAAGTTAGAAATCTCTAAATCGCTAATTTTCACTGCACTAGGCAAATTATTATAACACTCAATTGCAGCCTTTTTCATATTTGGGTTGTAATTTTGATGTTTTATAAAATTTACTAGAAT